TATCACTTTATACCTATCACTTTATACCTATCACTTTATACCTATTATTTTTATTATATACTTTATAATATATAATAAATGAAACGAAGAATAGCGCCAAAATCCAATAAGAAATATGTTATTATTGGATTATTATTAGCATTATTTCTCTCTTTGTATTATTTGTCATTGCAGAAAAAAAAAGAGGGGATGAAAAACAAGAAGAAAGAAGGAATGAAGAAGAAAAATGATGACGATAATTTATCAACCGAGCAAATACTTAGACAAAAGTTAGCAATGTTTAAAAAGAAAATAGAAAAAATGAGTAATGATAAACGTGCTTTAAAAGGAGAAAATGTTAATTTAAAAAATGATATTGAAATGTTCGAAAGTAAATTAAATAATAAAGAAAGTATTGAAAAAATAAAAATAGGAAATTAAAAATAGGAAATTAAAAATAGGAAATTAAATAACTATATTATTTAGGAATTTTTGAAACGCGTTTATCATCTCATAATAATTAATAATTAATATATATTAATGCGTTAAAACACTTAAATAAATCTTATTATAGTAAAGTATAATAAGATGCCCAAACAAACCAAGACCGAGACTACCCCCAAGCAAACCAAGACTGCCGCTGCCCCCAAGACCGAAAAGGTTGCCGCTGCTCCCAAGACCGAAAAGGTTGCCGCTGAAGCGAAACCCGCGAAGGTTTCCAAGAAGAAGGAAGTTGCCACTCCCGCTGTTGCTGAAGTTGTCCCTGCCGCTGCTGATGCCGCTGCCGCTGCCCCTTCTGAGGTTGCCCCTATCGGTACCGACTTTTCCGAGTTTATGGGACGTCTCCAGCAACTGAGCACTGCTATCTCCGCACTTAAGACTGAGTTCCGCACTCTCGAGAAGAAGGCGACTCGTGAACTCAAGACTGCCGCTAAGGTCAGCAACAAGCGTAAGCGCAAGACGGGTAACCGTTCCCCCAGTGGTTTTGTGAAACCCACTCTTATCAGTGATGAACTTGCCACGTTTTTGGGTAAGACCACTGGCACCCAAATGGCGCGAACTGAAGTGACCCGCGAGATTAATGCTTACATCCGTGAGCACAAGTTGCAAGACAAGACCAACGGTCGTCGCATTAACGCCGACACCAAGTTGTCTTCTCTTCTTAAACTTACCAGCGGCGAAGAACTGACCTACTTTAACCTTCAGCGATACATGAGTCCTCACTTCGCTAAGAGTGCTGCCGCTGTCGCTGCCGCTGCTTCTGCGTCCGCTTAAACACAGTGTAATAAAAATAAAATAAAAATAAAAATAAAAATATTTATAAAACACATTATACAAATTTGCCGTGTTAGCTCAGTCGGTAGAGCATTAGACTTTTAATCTAAGGGTCGGGGGTTCAAGTCCCCCACATGGCTTTGTGTTTAATAAATAAGTTTTAATTTCAATAATAAATAATAGTTCTTATTTATTATTTTATATAATGAAAAATATTCAAATACTTTTTCGCTTAACACTGCTGCTACTCTTCTGCGTAGAACCTGACAAAAAATTTTCTTTTTGAGACGCAATTTGTTGTCTTCGTTTTTCTTTTAAATAAGCATTTCTTGCTTTGTGTTTTTGAAGTATTGAATACAACGTTTTATTATCTTTATTAACCTTTCGCTTTTTCGTTCCGCTTGACAATGAACTTTTTTCTTTAGTTGGGTTTAATGGACTACCTTGCCCCCCTCTACGTTTTTTATTTTTTGTATTATTATGTTTATTTGTTTTGCATTTATTGCGTTTTGTTTTAATTTGACGCGACTTGTGTTGTTTAACAGAAACGTTTCCCATGTTACTCTCTATATAGTTTGAATTATATTATAATTTTTTGATATAAAATAATATAAAGTAATATAATTAAAATAATTTACAATAATATTACATAAAATTGATTTAAACATTTGACCTTATTATTAAGTATCATAATAAACCATAACAAGATGAGTTCCACTACTACCAACCAATCTGCTGAATCCAATATTGCCAAGGGCATGACCCTTAATATGAGTAACCTTGAAATTGCCTCGCCTAAGATGAATAAGGTGGGAGGAAAGAGTTCTAATATCCTTTATAAACCAACCAAGAAGGGGTTGTATATGAATTTGGAAGTCCCGATGCTTACGTGGGGTGCTAGTATGTTTAAGGACCCTCAAAGTGGTAAGGAAACGTATGATATGGCAATCCAATTCCCTCGAAAGGATTACAGCACTCCTGAAACCGATGCTTTATTGAAGAAGTTTCAAGAACTGGAACAATATATTAAGGACGAGGCAGTAAAGAACTCGATGGGTTGGTTTAATAAGAAGACGATGACGCCTGAAGTTATTGAAGCGTTGTGGACGCCGATGCTGAAGTATACGAAGGATCCTCAAACGGGTGAACCTGATATGACCAAGGCACCTACATTGAAGGTTAAGTTGCCTTGCTGGGACGGTAAGTTTAGTTGTGAAATTTACGACCCTTCACACAAGATGCTATACCCTGATGAAGAATCTGGGATGTCGCCAGTTGACCTTATCCCTAAGGGTGTTAATGTAGTGGCAATCATTCAATGCGGTGGTCTTTGGTTTGCGAATGGAAAGTTTGGATGCACTTGGCGCTTGTTTCAAGCAGTGGTTCAACCTAAACCTTCAATGAAGGGTAAGTGTTTGATTAATTTGTCTAATGCTTCTAAGAATGCTCTTACATCTGGTGGTGAACAGCAAGAAACGCAGTCGGAACACGTTGGTGGTGTTGTAATTGAAGAAGACAGTGACCAAGAAGAAGAGCAAGAATCTGTTACGGTGCGCGAACCTACTCCTGAACCTACTCCTGAACCTACTCCTCCTCCTCCGCCTGCCAAAGCGGTTACTGTTCCTGCTGCTGCACCAGTAAAGAAAAAGATTGTTCGAAAGAAGGAGTAAATATAAAATTAAAAAATTAAAAAATTAAAAAATTAAAAAATATGGTTCACGTGAACTATATTTTTTATTGGGTAGATAGATACGTTAATAGAACGGATTTTTTTTTAAAGAAATATTATAATAATTCCATATATGACACAACATATCCAAATGAAAGATGTATCATTAATGCATAAAATATGTAATATATGTAAAGAAGATTTTACAGCACATTCATTTAATCAAATTTGTAATACTTTAGAAGGAGGACCTATTTTTTATACAAAAATATCAAATGCAAGTAAATATGATGATACTAATGGTATTGTGACTCACTGCACAAATTATCTAAACTATGTTAATCCACAAGAACAATGGTGTTGGATTATTGATTTTGAAGATTTTGGAATAAAACATACTCTTGGAATTAATACTGGTATTCAATTGTCAAAATTAATAAATAAAATAGGAAAATTAAAATACTTATTTGTAATAAATACAAACGGATTTGTAGAACAAATGTTAAAAATGATAAAATTAACTTTAAATAAACAATATCATAAATGTATTGTTGTTTTACGTAAAAACGATACATTAAAACAGGATGTTTTGAAAAAATGGAAAGTTTTAGATAACAATACACAGTTGCTTCATACTGTGTTTAATTCTATTGTTGAGTAATTGACTTTACCTCTTTTACCTCTTTTACCTCTTTTATATCGTGTATATGGATTATCAAAAATATAACAAAATGTTCAAAATGATAAATAGGGCGATAATTATTATTATAATACTGTAAAAATGTATATGTTTTTATTAAAATGTCATTTATATTTTCTTTTTTAATATTATTTAATAGTATTAATTTATTTACTATAAACCAAATACAGTCATGTGGGTTTAAATTGTAAATAAATATATCATATAAATATTCTCTTATGGTATATAATTGATTCATATTGCCATTCATTATATTGCAATTCATTGCGTTATCGTTCATTGTATTGTCAATATCTTTACTTGAAAGTGAATTAATACTTATAATTTCATTTATTAATTTATTACATATATTTTCATTTGGATTCTTAATATTTAATTGCGGGTCTAACTGAATATTTAATATATTTGTAATATCTTCACTTTTTACATTTTTCAATAATTTAATACCCAGACAGTTATTATAATTTGTTTTTGATGGTCTTGCCACATTAATAATCTGACAACAATTTACAATATTATCAGGTATAAAACTTACTGATTCAGTAATAAATATATATTTTATATCAATATTTTGTGTATTTAAGGTTTGCATGTAACTATAAAATATCTCCAACAATTCACTATGAATTTCATGAAAATATTTACAAACAATTATACCTGATTTAGATGGTCGCGATAATAAAATATCAGTAATTTGGTTGTATATATCATTCCATAACAATTTAGAATGACATCCGATAAGTGACATATCAATTTCATAATGAATATCGCTTATTTTAAAATAATAGGTGTTTTTATTATAAGTTACTGTTAATCTTTTTTCATATTTTAAATCAGATGGACTGTATTTTTTAATAGATGCTAGCATTTGTGTATATTTTCCAACTCCTTTTGGACCATAAAAAATAATGTTTTTTAAATTGCCTATTTTTTCGGGAAAACTACTGTATAATTTTGATAGACTGGGATGTAATGTTTTTTTATTATATCCATTCAAATAGTGTTCAAAATGTGATTCTTGTATTTTCATTATTATTATTAGTTGTTTATGTTGTAATATATTTTAATTTTATATCTTTATAGCATTAAAATATATATTAAATTATCAAGGACAATAGAATAGAATAGAATAGAATAGAATAGAATAGAATAGAATAGTATTTAATAACAAACGTGTATTATAATATTATATATAAAATAATGACAGAACACTGTATAACTAATATAATAGAACAATTAAATTTATATAAGAATACCCATCCAAATTTAGTTCATTGTTGGACGACCTATCTAGAACTGAAAAAAAGGAACTATGATTATATTCAACAACATAATATTATTGATAATATAGATGATAAAAATGAATATGTAAATGTATTAAATTATATTAAAAATGGAAAGAAAGATTACACGATGGAAGATATAGTGCGTATTCTTATGTTTAAAACATCATTATTGGACGATAACCTCTTGGAAATTATGTGAGTATATGATTAACTATTTTAATATAAAAACATACTGTTATATAGTTATAATCAAGCAATAATTATAATGTTCATTGTATTAGATATAAATGATTTTAATCTTAATAATATTTTTTATCACGAAAAGGTAAAAAATACTGTTATGGATAATAGTAATTTTTCGCGTATTTTATATTCAAATGAATTATTTACATTAAACGGAATATTTATTAAATTTACTTTTTCTCTTAATAGTATTGAAAAGGTATTTAATAAATATAAATGTTCTTTTGACCATAAAATTATTTCAAATCAAGCAATTGTTTCAAGATTGAAAATGATAGAACATCACATTCTTAAACGTTATCATTTCGAGAATAAGATTCCAATTTATAGAATCACGGAGCAATTAAATAACAATTATTTGAAAATTTTTAATGAACAAGCGCATGGTCAAGAAAATCAATTTATATTGAAAATATATGGTATTTGGGAAACAGATTATGAATATGGTGTGACTTATAAATTTATTGCAATATAATTTTAACCATCCGTAGAAAAGAAATTCAAAATAATTGTCATCATACCAACAACAACTAAATTAATTGCACACATAAAGTAGGTGGCAAATGCCAGACGACTAATTGTCATCGATGCTTCTTTTTTATCAGAGATTGTTCCCGTTTTAATACCAATATAGGTTTTTAAATAGAAGAAAATTGCAAAAATCTGAAACAGAAACAGAAATGAGGTTCCTGCTGATAATTGGTAGTATTCTTTGGCAACCTTACCTTGATTAATCCGTGTAAAAAAACTCGAATTTAATGTAATTACCCACAATAATATTGTCAATGTTAAGAATGATGGCGCTGAACTAGTAATAAATGTTTTTAAAAATCCAAATACGCTGTCAAATAGTCCTTTGTTTTCTATTTTTCTTATTTTATCAAAAATAGCAAAACTAATAAACATTACAGTTAAAATCGAAAAGGTAACTACACCATACCCATAAATAGTTGAATTTGCTCTACCATAACTGCCGTCTTTAGATATTTCATTTCCAAAAAATATTTTAATACACATACCAACAATTGCAATAAGCATCATGCTATTTATAATGTATTCATATCCACCACGATTATAGTAAGATGCTGGTTTAGAACCATCAATATTTTCACCGACTAACCCTCCTCTTGAAATATTTTCCATTGGATAAATTGGTTTTTTTGGGTCTATTTTTGTATTAGTAGGCATTATTTATTATATACACATAAAATAAATAATAACGTATCATATAAGTTTATATCATATAAGTTTATATCATATAAGTTTATATCATATAAGTTTATATCATATAAGTTTATATCATATAAGTTTATATCATTGAGTTATTTTTTATATATATAGTATAATAATGAGTCACAATAATGGAAACTATAATTTAAGTAATTCTAAACCTTTAATAGCGCGTGAACAAAATTATGTATTGGATAGAAAGTTGGTAACTGTTCATTCTGAAGACCGTGATATTACCAAATGGAAAAATGCAAATACGTTTGAAATTATGTTGCCCGAAACATTGGTTAACGTCCAATCCATTAGATTAATCCAAATGACAATGCCTGGGTTTTATTATACGTTTAGTAATGGATATCAAAATACTAAATTTAATTTTAGAGTTGGGTCTTCACCCGACGAGTATAGTGTTGTTATAGATGAAGGATTTTATACTGCTGCACAATTAACAAACGAATTAACAAATAAAATGAATGATGCATATTCTGTAGATAGTAGTTTTAATGTCATTTATGATGATATTAAACACAAATTTTGGTTTGGTCATACAGATTCTTCCTTTAATTTCGATTTTACAACGCAAATTAATTATGATTTTAGTAATTGTGAACAACAACCAATTGTCTGGAATAACCATACTAAATGGGGATTGCCATATAACCTCGGATTTAAAAAAGAGGTATACACCTCAACCGAAAATTCAAATGGGTTAACGTTTGATTATAAGGACACTAGAACAACAGATTTAAAACATTACATTGAAGCACCATTTTCTTTTGACATTAATGGAGAGAATTGTATCTATATGGAGGTTGACAAATATAATTCGTATGATGAATTATATCCGTATAATGAAAGTAATTTTACAAATATTTATTCTAATAATGCATACGCAGGTAAAGTAAATTCGGCATTTGCAAAAATTCCATTAAAGATGGTAGGCGATAATGCTTATGATTCCCGTACATTTTATCTCCATAATTTAGTTCATTATGATCCGCCGATTGAGAGAATCGCTCGGTTAAAATTCAAGTTTCGTTTTCATGATGGTCGTTTAGTTAATTTTCAGAATTTTCCGTTTGATTTTACAGTTGAACTCAATTCTCTCAAAAATGAAATTAACAAGACATATAATATTCGCATTCCTGCTGCTTATATTTTGTAAGAATCATATTAGCAAATTAAAGAATAGAAATGATTGGGTGTAATAAACTTCAATTAGTGTTTCTAGGTATCAATATACGTCTTATTAAACCATTCTTGTAATACAGTAATATCACACGTTAAATAGTTATAGGATGAGAGATTTTTCTTAAATCCATCTAATTTTAAAAATCTAGGTTTTTTCATTTTCTTTGTTTTATAGTAGATATAATCTCCATATTTTCCCTTACGAATCGATGCATCATCGGTTATCACTCGTAAAATAGACGGTTCATCTTGGGTTGTTTCTAGGTCATAAAGGTCTTCGGCAACATCATCGATTGTTATATTTTCTATCTTGGTTTTAATATGTTTGAGAGATGTTTTACTATCATTCCATTCCAAATACTTTCCAAATTTACCTGTTTTCACATAAACTGGTAAATCCTTATAGTTACCAATAGATGATGTTCCAATACGTGTTTCCTTATCCTCTGCCGTTTCTACTAGTTCATCTATAGTATATTCGCCATTTCTTAACTTATTTAAATCAATGTCTTTACGCACTGCTTTAAACGATACTGTATCTGATTTTTTATATTTGCCTTTTCCTTTATCTTTACCTTTATCATTGGTGTTATTATTTTCTGCATTATTAGATGTATCATACTTAATTACAGGTCCATATTTACCTATCATATAAGTATGGTGTTCATCAATGCGAATCGTTTCTTTACCTCTTTCTAAAATAGTTGAAGAGAGATTTTCGATTTCATTATTACATTTTTCACACACGTCTTGCCATTTCTTATTATTCTTTGCAACCTCATCTAATTCATCTTCCATTTGTTTTGTGTATGAATATTGAAATAGAGTGTCAAAATGTTTTAGTAAAAATTCCAGCGCTAATATACCAACGGGCGTTATAACTAACTTATTTTTTTCATTTCCAAATTCACGTTCTGTATTCACCGATTTAATTGTTTGATTCTCTAATTCAAAATCACGACATATAATTATTATTCCCTTCACATTTTCTTTCTTCACATATTTTCTCTCTTGGATTTTATCAATGAGAGATGAAAATGTAGAAGGGCGCCCAATGCCTTTTTCTTCCAAGAGTTGAATTAATTTTGCTTCAGTATAATGCTGTTTTGTTTCTTTTAAATGAATTGTTGCTTTAATTTTATTATAATTTAAGATGACTGATGGTTTTATTAATTGTAAGTAGTTGTATTCTTTATTGACATCATCATACCCTCCAACAATTTTCCATCCAGCAAATACTACTTGTTCGGTTTGATATTTATAGATATGCTTTAATGGTGCATTAATAGAACAAGTTAATTGTGAAATAGTTGCATTTTTCATACAACTCTCCATTGTTCTCTCGCGTATCAATCTGTAAAGACGGTTTTCTTTTGCAGTAAACTGTTTTTCATCCAATTCTTCAATGGTAATATTTGTTGGGCGGATTGCTTCGTGTGGACATTCATCTTCCTTTTTTACACTCTTACCTTTTTTTACACTCTTACCTTTTTTTAAAGGTTTATTGTCATTTTCCTCATTAACCAATACACCCGGTGTTTTTTCATTTACATATTCTTCACCGTATCTTTGTTTTATAAAGTCAATCATTTTTACCCGAAATTCTTCACTATAAGTTGTGCTTTCAGTTCTAGGATAGGTAATTGAACCACTTTCATACAACTTTTGACATAATGTCATTGTTTCTTTTGGGGAGATGTGAAATTTATTACTTGATGCTTGTTGTAATGTGCTTGTTGTAAATGCATTAGGTGCTGCGGTTTCTTTGTTCTTTAGTATTATCTCTTTATATTCATGTTTAAATGGTTTACTTTCATTTAAAAAATCACGAACATTCATTTCATCGGTTTCTTCATGATTTAAAACAAACGGAATATTTTTATTAGTAAAATACCCAATAATAGAATAATATTGTTTTCC